CTGACTAGCTCCCATAATTACTTCTGGTATCCTCTTACCTAAACACCCAGTACCTACTACATCATGTAGATACTTACCAAGCTCCGTATCATTACACTCAACACTAGAATTCCGTATGTAAGCAGTCTTCCCTGTTACAGCCTCTAATAACTCTTTAGCCAAATTAGAATACTTCCTAGTGGCTATAGTCACATAATACGAATTTGGGCCTTTAACAACCACTGACCCATCGGAAATCCATAATGCAAGTAATTGCACCATCTCAGTAGACAATCCACAATCACCACCTACCCAATCACCCCCTCTTGGGATAGTTACCTTAGAGTAAGCAAGCAATTCTCTAGCAGGCTTAATAGCCAACTGAGACCCCTTATTAAGATACTGCAAGTACGGTTGCTCATGGTATTCAGTTACTAAAAGATCAGCATTCTGTGATAAAAAATGCACCATGCGACCATTAGGAGCCTTACCAGCGACAACCACTCCTACTACTGGAACCCACTCCACCCTACAAGTATCAGGATTCAAAGAGAACGCCAAATCACCTACTTTAGCTTCTTTGACCAGCTTCCACCCACCCTTCCCAAGAAATTCTGTGTCTTCAGATACCGGATGCGGATGGAACGGAGGTACATGCCAATGCTTAGCAACCATCTCCTCTGGAGTCATTCCATCCAAAGCAGTTAATGATTCCTTATCATGTTTAGGCCAAGGCTGCATTAACTTCAATCCTTCATTATCAGTCATCCTAACTACAACATTTAAAAAATTACGAGCCTCACGAACAGGAAACTTTTTACCGTGCATCTTACGGCAAACGGGACAAGTACGAGAATCTAACTGCTCAGATATTTGATACTCCTTCAACCCTAATACTTCCGCCTCAGCAGTAAACCCGTATGCAGACACCCTAGACGTATGTAGAGAGGACACCACATTAAGAAACGACTTTCCCTCCCTATCCATGTGGGATTGAAAATCTTTCAAAATTCTAGGCTTCTTAGCTGCCTTCTGAACTTGCCTCTCACCCTCCTCAATCTCTGCAATTAGTTGCAACAGCTTATCCTGCAAGTAGGTTTGCCCAACCGTAAACACACCCATGAAACCCTGTACTATTTGCTGCACAACCATCTTTTCAAACCCAAGACCCACCACTGAAGTACCCGGATGCTCCGTTACTCTCGATGCTCCGAACAACATTGCCAAATGCGTATGGTAGATTAACGTAGGCTCCATCTTAAAATAGATACTCGCCAACGATAATCTACCTACCATTTCCTTTGCCAAATCATAATCACCATCAGCAATGCTACTCATAATCTTAGTGTATAAAGGCTTCGTTACCTCATTCACAGCCTTCACTAACTTGTTTGCCAAGGTGACTTCAAGATACCGAAACGTCTCCGCCTTAATCATACTTCACCCATTAAGTGATCAGCACAATCACAAAGTTCCTCAATCCCCGAAATATCCATAACCAAATCCAAATCCTCCAACTCCTGTTTCCCCACCCGATACGGAGGACTCGCTCCTGTGCCTGTAGATTGCGCGTTTATTGGCTGTTTTACCTGCTTGAGAGGCTTTTTGGGCGTTTTTCCTCCGGCTGAGGTAGGAGAGGTAGGGGCACCTGTTTCCGTAAGCTCCGGGGGAGGCGGTGGTTCCGTGTAATTCAACGAAAGACCCGTAATATTGTTCAATACCTCAACAATCTCTTCCTTGGCTACAGTCTGATCTTCACGTACATACTCCAAAGCCTTTAACTGATTCTGCACATCTACCAATGTTACAGGCAATGAGCTAAACACATACTTCTTAACCCCCATACCCCTAACAATACGAGTGTTAATCAGCGTATCAAATTCATCACGTTCTGGGAAAAATACTTGAGCTTCTGCCACCATATACGCTGTATATGCAGTAGCATAATTCAAATCCCCAGACATACCAATGAACATTTCTGGCAATCGAAACGAAGTACGGATATTCTCACCACAGGACTTATCGTAATTCTGGAACATCGCATCCTGCTGCCGTTCAGAATTACCAGTAATACAAACCTTCCCATTTCTACGGGTAATAAATACCCCAGACTGCATCGTAAAGCAGTACACCTTACCTACGTAGGGTACAACCCCCCAAGCAGGACACTTCCCCTTAGTTACATGAGCAAAAGTTCTCGGAGTAATAGAGATACAGTACTCTGACTCCCTACCCTTCACCGGAGTCAGTACTGATCTGTACCCTGCTCTAAGTGCAAGTAGTTGCACATCATCTGCCAACCCAACACTAGAGGTAGTGAAAGTCCACCCATGCTTCCCATTCTCACCATTATAGTGGCCGTCACCCTGCATCAATGATTGAAGCAGACGCTCACTTTGCACCTGATTCAATTCAAGGAATTGAGAAGGGATGCGTTTCTGTTTAGCATTAGCACCAACCTCCATCCGTAACCATCCCCTTAATTCACAGTGGTACAAAGCATACCGTGTATACCCATCATCGTAGTCATGTTCGGTATACTTAGCCCCAGAAGCCTCAGCTATCTCCTTCATAAAGGATTCAATAAACTCCTTCTTCCGTGACTTCTTAACGGTTATCGTTATCGTATTTGGATTACTTTCATGTTCATTCGTTGATCCATCAGAAATAAACATACCAAGAAAATCCAACCAAACATCCTGCGGAAAATTTCTTCCTACAATCTCAAAATAAAAATTGAACTCTGAGACTGCTCCATTAACAGGGGCAACAGGTACAACCAGATTACTACGAGCTACAGAGCTATATGCGAATTCAAAACGCATAGCCTTATCGCGTGGCTGCTGATACCAAACCCTATGATTTGGAGTCACCATAAACTCGGTAGCACCTCCTTCAATATGAATCATATCACCTTCATAATCATATACATGATACTGAAGGGGATTCTGGTACTCCAAGTAACCACCAACCACAGTACCCACCTGAGACCCATCCCAATCTTGAATAAACTGCCACCCCTTCTTAGTCAATACCTCTGTCTTGTCATCCGTGCAACCGAATCTCTCAACCCGTACCTGTACTGTACCTGCTGACTCCAAAGAACCAGAGGTTGAAATGGCTTCCACAACTGCTGCCCGATGCCTTCCACCTACACCTGACAAATGCTGTTTCAAGTCTTCCTTAACTTCCCTACCCAAAGTACCACCCTGCACAATGACCAATACTGGAGGTATCCCACCTCCATCAAAAAATTCCAAATTATGCTCTTCAGCTTTACGTGACCCTAAGACTGAAGGCAATTGACTAATCCATCTAGGGCTTCCATACGGAGTTTTCGGTTCCTTAACTCCAACAAAATGAATCACCTCACTACCCCTCAAGTGAATCGGCAATCTTTCACCATCCTTTATCCACTCACCTGTCACCCGGTTAATATCACGACCCGCTCCAAACTCTTTGAAATAGATAGACTTCCCATTAACTAACTGCACGTATCTACGTTCCCTAGTTCTAATAGTTACAGTCATCTCCTGACCATCCCTATCTAGCACCTTCTGTACTTCTACAACATCCCCTAATCGAAGCAACCTCATATCCTGTACATCCAACCAGTTGAGCATGACTATCTCATCGGCCAGATTACGAATCACTTCCAAGTACCCATTACCCGTTGTTTCAATGTCCCTACGTAGCGCCCTACGAATCTCCACCATAGACTTACCGGGGTATGGCTCCTTAAAGAAATTCTCTAGTCGAGTCTTCTCAACCTTATCTTCCTCTTCACCTGTAACCAATTTAATGACATGACCAGTGCCATCAATGTTTACTTCCATTGCTTCAATGCACTTACCCAACATATTATTTTGGGATGCCAGAGTAGCCAGTACTCCGGGGGTATAGGTCGGCTCTAGTACGTAAACACCATCCCCACCAGCGGCACCACCAGTCCAATACATCCCAGTAAATGAATCTTCTGGGAATGCATCTGCTCCATTTGTAATAAGTGCTGCCGTATCCGCCTTACGAACATCCCCCGTCATCAGGGTGTACGCAGAACCTTGGCTAACCGATTCATCAGACATGACTAGACTCCAATAATTGATACATGTTAGGTATGATACCAGATAACTACTTACAAATTCTTCAACTTTTTCAGTTCAGCCAAATTTGGCCCTGACTCAGCATCTACATAGAATTTCAATGGACTGTTCCAATTAAAATCCCTAGCAAGAGGTAGATTCTCCATAATCTCCTTCAGCCTCCTACCCCAAAGCTCAGCTTCATCTTCAGGAACATACGAACTCAAAGAATCATGAGTCATCATGAACATTTGAATCTGATCTCCGTACTCCCTTTGAATGTAAACCATAGCAAGCTGCATCATATCAGATAAGCAGGATTGAATTGGGGCATTGACAGCCTGTCTCTCTGCCTGTGCCACCATATCACTGTCCTTCGATGCAATTAACGGCAAATGCCTAATCCTACCTAACGGTGATCTCACCATCTGATACTGGTGAGCATACCTCTTATACTTCTCATGCCACCCCGGAAGCATACTATACAATTCAAAGAATTTCTCCCTTTTTATGTACGCCTCCTCATCTGTCATTTTAACCCCATACGTTTGAAAGGCGTACTCCTTAAACCCCCTATGCTGCATACCGTAGCAATTACTCACCAAAACCCCACTACAAGTAAAGCGATGATTTGGACCAGCGTTCAAAAGATCATAAACCTTCACTTGTTCTTGAGATTTACTGACCGAGTAACCAGCCTCAAATTGGTCTTGGAGTAATTCCCGTTGTTGTCTATCCTGTCGAAATCGAGTTTTTGAAAACTTGAATCCGGGTACTTGGCTAAGGCCCAAGTAACGAAGTCCTCTCTTGAAGAAAACTCCACAATGATACCACGTCCCTTGTACCTGTGACTTGAAACATGTGTGTCCCTGTAGCACCTCTGCATCATTGCATCGTACCGCATCCCTAAAGTCTCTGCTCTCGGATCGTGGTACTTTTGATTTCTCTGACACCGACATTTTGTTGTCTTTCCAGCCAGCAAATTGTCCAAGTAATACGTCCTTACAGTATTGCAGTGCAGACACAAACCATCCACTAACCTGTACCCACCCTCCTTCCGAATTGTGTCTAAATCTATTTTCAGTGAAATTAACTGCAACTGGCTTACCCTCAATTTCAGTTCTTGCAAGGGTACGACCTTCGGATGAAGCTCTCCTAAGGGAAACGGTTTTCCCACTGGAATCCCACACTTCATGATCTTCAGTTGCGGTAAGACCTTGATAGGTGATGACATGCTTAACCCCTTTATAAATCAAACCATCATGATTAACAAATGATACCCCATCCCATACTTTATGGCAACACATAATCTGTTCAATAGGGATCAACCCTGAATCAGTCAAAACAAGTTGCCCCTCTGCGATACAAAGTCCGAAATTACCTGCCTTTCCACCGTACCTTAACTCTTCCCGTATGTCATCTGGAAGAGCCATAAACTCATCATACTCATAACCACTTAACTGAGCAGCAGTCAGAGCATGTAAATCCATGCCATCCTGATATGCCTTAATCATCGTTGGCTCATTAGCTACTACTGCACAAATGCGTAGCTCTCCCTGAGAATAATCACAATTATGTGAAGCCAACCCCTCAGCAACAAAAGTACGTGTAGAGGTAGTAATACTAACTACCTCCCCCACCGGAATTACTTGTACTCTCATTACCTTATCAAAACCAATTCTAGGCATATTTTTCCCCACCCAAGGAGCCTTACATAACAATCTTTTTGGCCTAACAATACCCAACAACCTCATCACAGTAGCCATATTAGAGATACGATACTGCAACAAAATTTTATAGGACTCCTTTATATGAGTTCTATCCACAGTATCAACAGCACCCTGAAACCCAAACTTCACCATCAAACGTAGTATTTCATCCCAGACAATCCCCTCTACCTGAGCTACCCCTAATGTTGTCCCAGTTGTCTGATTAATGTACCCTTCCCCATCTAATACCCCAGACAAATACCCAAGATCATAATCCTGCACAACATCCTCCCAAGGCTCTAAAACAACCCTTACCTTATGCCTTCTTGCTTCTAATTTATCAGACCTTATAAATTCCAACGGTCTGTTCCCCTTATCTACAACCCGACAACCTAACCACCTATGATCACTACTAACAGTAACAACTCTTCCACTTTCAAAAGTAATTCTTATCCTTGGCGATTTCTTAGTAGCTACATGAGTAACTATAGCCTCACGAAGACACCTCTCAGTCCATTTAGCAGGTAACTCCTCATCAAACCCAACAAGAGAATCCCCCACCTGCACATCACCAGCTTTCACCCACCTTAAATCAGACGTAAGCACTCTGGTCATAGCATCAACGCAATTCAATATCACCTTTCCGGGCGGTGCAATAAACGCCTTTCTTAACCTCTTCGCCCATTTGGAGTGCTTCGGCAATGTCTGGATAGCGGGGTCTTTCGCACTTGTTCTTCCCGTATTATGTGTAACAATCCCTGCCGTTACATGAGAATGATCTCCCTTAACCTGCAACCCCCAAGTCCTCATAGTTCCCAATTCTTCAACAGATACTACAGTAGCTAAAGTAAACCCATAATCAAACTTCTCTATAGGCTTACTCACCCACCTTATCCCATTACGAACATCACTCACTAACCTCCTAGACACCCCTAATTCCACTGCTACTTTAGCAGCAGAACCTAGACCCCATTCAACTGACCGAATATAGGCAACCATATCCCAATCTAACTTAGCATAATCAGAATCAGTCCTCCTTATAGTCCCATGCTTAACCGCATCCTTACGATTATCAGAATTAGTCCCCCACTCAAGATTCCAAGCTACGTTATTCCAACCCTTACCATCTAAATGCCTTACCTGATCTCCACCGTACAGATTAGAAACAAAAGCCATTGCTACTAGCCTATGCACCCCAATGGACAAGCGATTTTCTCTATGCCCAAGTTCCACTTTCAAGTGACCCCATTTACCCTTTTTAGTAGGCGACAATATCCTGCTACTCATAACATGCCTTACCCTACCCCAATTAGAAACTTCATACCTTTGATCTAGGTCTACCACCCTCCAAACTTCTGAATCCCCGTACACCCATACTTTATCCCCTTCTTCTAACTCATTCGCCCACACCCAACCATCCTCAGTATAAAACGGATGATTACCTGTGCAAGTTACATGATGCCCACTATCCAAAACAACTCTATACACCACCTTAATCCCATTATCTATCTTATCCTCCACCTCCATCCAGTTCCCATTATGAGTAAGCACCTTCATCCCTACTTCAACATCCTTAGCAAACAAAACACCCATACTGGTAGAAACTGGTGTCGTAGGAGCCAAACAGGTGGTTCCTGAATCATCATCCCCATAATCCCCTCTATGAAGCATGTAAGTGGCATGTAACCTACCATCTTTTCTCAGATGCTTGAGGAACCCAACTACAAAAGTCGAAAGCGTTTTTGAGGCTGACCCCAACTCCTTAAACAATCCAATGAAATTAGCTGCAACTTCATCATCCCCAAACATCATCAAATGATCCATAGCAGTAGACGGGGCTTTCGTCTTAGCCGTGAACATCTTAGGTTTCAAATTCAAGCCATTACTGGTAAACAAAAAATCCAATAACACCTTTGGCTTAAACGGTGACTTACCTTCCTTCAAAGCACCTGCTATATCATCCTTGTACTTAATCCGTAGCTTATTCGGCAAACACTCCAACATCGATCCTTGAATCCTAGCAATCTCTACCTGCAATTCTTGCTGCAACTGGTAGTAATACTCCTGATCTACCAATACTCCTGTCTGCTCCAACTTTTCAAAAGCCAGTGATGCAGGATGCACTAACTTCACATAAAAATTAGACAAGACTTTATCACGAAGTATCTCCTCCTTCATTGCCTGAGAAACCTGATACGTTACATCAGTGTCCCCACCAGCATACAGCAACAACTCATCCCTTGGCACCCTTTCTAAGCACCCAAAATCATACTTATCCATTCCATCTTCATAACCACCCATCTGTGTCATTATCTTCGCATGTAGCTTCAACGAATTACTACGATTTTCATTAAGCAAAGACCCTACTAACATCGTATCGAATTTGAAATTCGTTACACTAATACCCCAATTCAACTTCAACCAAGTCATATCAAACTTGAAATTAGCCCCTCTCAAAGAGACCATCGGAGACTTAAAAATCCAATCCAACTGCACCCATAACCCCTCCCAGTATGTCCATTCCTCCTCATTCTTCCAAGGCAACGGAGCTACTGGCTTTTCTCCATACTCAAAATACAAGACATCAGACTTGCCTTTCTCTACAGTAAACTGACAGGTAATAATCCAAACATTATCACTATATGGCACCAACCCTTTTGTTTCTAAATCACACGCTACCTCTACAGGCTTACCTGACTTCTTGTACTTTTCCTCAACTTTCTCAATCAATTCATGCAACGATTCTACATACCTGTACTCACCATACACAGGCTCTAAGCTACCCGTCACCGCCAGTCTTACAGCTAATTGCGTATCCCACTGAATATCCGGCATTCTCCCATAATCACGATTCACTATCATCGGATCATACGTTACAAACACCTTCGCCCCAAAATGACTAAATTGCTTACCTCTCAGGGAAGCAATACTCCTGTTCTTCGGAACAACCCCCAAAGCCTGCAACACCGCCAAGGCTTTCGACCCACAAGACAATACGATGTCTCCATTACTTACAGGCGGAAACTTCGCCGTATCCTGACATAACGTGTACCTCACCTGCAACTGAGACAAGACTGTTTGAATAGTCTGGTTAAAGTTCGTTTTTTCAGCACTAGACCAAATCACAATACTCATCTTCACAATCCTCATTAACTACTGATCATAATGTGGGCGAAAAATACAGCTTAGCTGTGGAATTAGGATGGAAGTGTTAATTTAGCATAATTACCATCCTTCAAATAGTAGGATGCTACTATAGCATCTCTAATAACCTCTATATTCTCTCTCAAAGAGCCACTGGATTTGATTACTCTTCTGATATTGATGATTTCATCTCTCTCCACTATTTTAGCTAGATTTAAGAGGTACACTGACACTGATTCGGTTTTGGGAAAATAGCTGATCATAATTCCAAGATCACCCAAAATCCGAAACACTACTCCCACCTGCTGACTCTGAAAACTAGCCAAATAATCAATCTTTACTAACATTGACAATCCCAACGGAGTCTTCACCATGCCAATACCCGTATGTACTGGCTCACCATTCTCCATTCTCAACTCAACTCCCAACACATCCGAAAATACTTTCAAGCAATTCTTAACACTCATCTCGCACCTCCCATCGCCCAAGTGACTTCATTCTTGACAACCCTACAAGTTGCCTTACCCAAGTACACCCCAAAATACTTTATCGAAAATTCTACCGTCTTCTCCCTACCTCCACTCCTACTAACTGCCCACATAGCTATAAGCAGCATCTTCTCATCACTTAACCCTAACAACAATCCATCAATCTCGATAACATCCCCCACATTCAATTTCAGGATGGTTTCAATGTTCATTGCAAACTCCCTCCATTACATCACACACATCAACTATGTTCATCAACCCAACCCGACCCAGTACAGCCCCTACGGTCTTACAAACTAGCCCACTATCTTTCACATCATAGTGAACCGAGGCATACTCCTTCTTTACCATAAATCCCAAATCTTTCAGAGCATCCACATAGTTCGCCAACTGACTCCCCTCAACCCGAATAGAGAGCGTTCCATTCTTCCAACGAACTGCTATAGCAGCACCCTTCAAGATTGCTACTACAATGTATACGGAACCTGCTGACGTACCAGAAACATGCGTCAACACCTTTACCGCGTCTTTCAATGCACCACTAGAAGGAATCATGGCTTCTCCCACAGTATCAACAGAGGTTTTGGAATCCCACATATCAGTGGGTATGCTTACATCTACCGTTTTAGGTTCTATAGCGACGTAGCCGCCTGACTTACTCTTCTCATACATAATCACCTTATTCATATACCCTTCAATCTGGTATTGAATAGCCTGCTTTGAAGCCGGACCTAGCTTACCTATCTTAATCAAGGTCATCACCTGACCCGTAACAGGTACGCTCTCACCAATACACCCATCACTACTACTAACCTTGAAACTACCACCTCCACCAACCATCACATAACTGACTAGCCCACCTAGCGTCTCTATCTCCTCTATCAGATACTTATTAACTCCAAAAACCAGTAATTCTTTTTTACATATCGTGGACATTTTAGCCCCTATCTTCGTCTTAACTACCATCTCCGACACTCCCAAATGGTGATTTGTGTCCCCAGATTGACTTCACTTTCCCACTAAACTTTGTTTCTTTAAGCTTGGCTCCTTCTACCGAAAACTTCTTAGATACTGGCTCGTTCACCCAGTCCCTTACAACCCCTCCACTACTTCCAATCCCCTTTCTCTCAGGCTCCTTTCTTGCTATACCATGTGGATGCGGTTGCACCGCAACACTCCCATGATGCTCCTTAGCGGGTGCTACCTTCTTAATCCCATACCTATGTGCCAAGAAATCTACTTGGCTGCTACTTTCTACTGCTTTCACACAGTAGTTCTTCCTTACATAAGCTATTGCATCCTCCTCATTCATCATAGTCTTAACAAGGGCTGCCAAGACCAATCCAGTCCTTCCATGCCCTCCAATACATCCGATATGCACCTTCCGTTTTGCAGTTAATTGCACAGCCAACCATTCAACAAGTTTAGCAAAGGAAGGCCAATCACTAGGCGCACCCATATCCTGTATCGGGTATAGAAACGACTCCCCTGACTCCCAAGGATAGGACAGCGGGGATTTCTTCATGGAGTAATCAAACCCCACATAGACTTCTGCATCTGTTACTACAGGACTTGAACACGATCCTCCATAAATCTGCAACCCATCATTGAGTATCAACGGAGGATGCGATTGAAAGCATCTAACTTTCACTGCATCAAAACTATCTTTTTCAGTATGCCAAAGTCTCATCTCAAATTCCCCTCGTTACAACCTTAACTTTCAAAGTAGGCATGATGTCCACCCAAACTTCATTCGTACCTTTCACAGGCTCTAGCTTATGCTTGATCACCTCAGCCAATTTCTTAGCCTTCACCATTGGCGGTTCACCATACTTTGCTTCCTGATCCTTCTTTTGATAGTGATAGGTCTTCTTGGCTCCTAATGCTTCCACCAAAAACCAATCCACGTATCCCCCAAACTCGCTTGGCATTACTTCATGGCACATACTCCACCAATTCATGATATGTGCTACTTGAGCCTTCGGACATTCCTTATTTCCAATCAACTGCGGTATCTGTCCAGACCTTTGTACATCCAGTATCGTGTAAATCTGGTCAGAGTAGGAGGTATACAGCATCCCTTTATTAAAAATCGGGCCATTGTTATGACACAAGGTAAATGCTGTATCCATCATCATTTCTGCGGTAATCGTACCCCACACATAGTCCCTAAGCACCTGTGCTATAGACCCCCATGCTTTTCCCCCGTAACCTGACGAGTACTGCCCTTCATTGAAAGCCTGCACAAGGTAATTCGTGTACTCCCCTAACGTAACTTTTGGCGGTTCCTGCTTAAACAAGCTAACTGCTGTACTCGACCCTGTACCCCTAATCAATCCATGAAAGCTACTTATCTTGTCACCAGTAGGTGCAAACAATTTCTTCATAAAGCCCGAATCAACCTTGTTCTTTATGTGCCTAGATTCCCTAGTGCAAATCAAAAGCATATAGGCAAACACCCTTGCTGAACGATACGACAATTGCCTATGGTACTCATTAACTATCGGCATGTACCTCCCTAAACTTTCATAAGGATGCACCTTCTGCCGAATAACTGATACTGCATGATTCAGCATATAGAACACCAAAGCGTCCTCTTCAGGACTTGCTACTATCTCCCCTGATTTCTCATCACCCACCAACCCTCCAATAAATTGCTGATTCATTAAACACTCTATCTGAGCCACTAAATCAGGCACATAGACTTTCGATATATCCCTATGAACTACTCCCGGCCTAATCATTTGATAGGCAAGAGTATCTTTTTCAACAGTCATTTTCCTTCTCCTCCTAAGACACTTAATGTTTGATGTGTAAAACTATACTCTACTTGGTTACAATATATTTGTCAAATGCCCGTGTAGAGATACACAAGCATCTGACAAACAATGCCTAGCTTCTTACTACCAGAAATTTCATAAACCATTCCCAAGGAGTAATCACTCTTTCTACCACCACCTCCTTCTCTACAACCTTTTCCACCACCTTTTCCACCACCCTCTCTACTACGCTCTCCACCACTACAGGCGTATCAAACAATTCATGCATCCTGCATACAACATTCTCCACATTCAACTTCCCAATAAAATCCTTTTGCTCCTTCGTCTCAACAGCATGAGGGTTATACTTCTCCCTTACTCTACAGACAATATCATCAACATCAACCTCCACACCATCATAAACATCAATACACTTCAACAAACATCCCATAAACAACCCAGTACGACCAATTCCCCCCATACACCCTACATAAATATCATTACCTAACCGAATGAACCTAAACACCTCCTTCAAGGCATATTCCAAATCATCCAACTTAGGAACTGAATAATCACGAGTGGGGACTGACAGATCATGAGGATGATTTATTTCAACAGCCATCTTCACCCCAATTAACCTTCTGGTCGTGGGATCAAAGTTCTTAAACGACCCACCATAAATCATTGCTTCCCACTCACCCAATGCCACCATAAAACCATTATTCAGCTTCATCGTATACCTCACAGTCAGGACATTTGAAATTTTCAACAAGGAACCCACTCTTACAAGCTGGACAACCGTGACCAGCACAAGCATCACATAACACCAGAGTCCTTAAAGAACCACTACCCTTACAAGTCTCACATACTCTCACTATCTTTCTGGCCCTCCTATACAAGTGGCCTCTCAAAATAACAATATCTCTGGGAGCTTGAATGACTATATCAACAGTGCCTATATCAGACAAACTAGAAGTCCCTGCTTTTACGAATACCTTATCTAGCAGTGGATACCACTTATCATTCTGAATGATTTTAGGACTTCCATCCGGCATCTTCAGGCAGAACTTCGTACTTGAGTTAATCCAAGCTACAAAGATTCTGGTGTCTCCCACGTAAAAGTCATGACCCTTCCGTAACGACAATACCAATGACATCGCCTTATCTCCCAAAAAGCTGGTACCAATACACCGGCAATCCTAGCTCCCTAATGCTTCCATCGGAGTAGTTCTTCCCAAACTTCATTTCGATAGCCTCTTTCATTGCAACATAGACTTCCTTCGATCCAAACACCTTCTGAATCACATCATCCGTAACCTCGTAATACCCTTCAGCATTTACCAAATCTGCTACGTTACTAACCCTAGATACGGTACGTAGCTTATACTTCTTGAGTACTTTTGCTAAATCTTGGTTCTCAGCCTTAGACTTCACAAACACCTTATCCAGAACAGCACTCGGCCACTTCATTAGCATTGCTACCTTATCTTGGTAGGTAGGCCGAGTTTCTGTTCCTAACAAGACATCATAAAGCCTATCCTCATCCTCATAGAAGTCGGCTAAATCTGAAATATCTACTACAAATACTGATACTGGGGAATCCACCAAAGCATTCCCTAGAAACTTCACCTTACTTTCAAAAGACTCCCCGACCCCCATCTTCAACTCCAACATTCCCAAATCAATGTACAGTGACGACCCAACAACCCTGTCTACTGCACTCTTCAAATCTACCCCAGACATTCCAACATGCATCTCTAGTCTTTCCACACACCCCTTTAACTCCACCATCCATTTAACTAGCTTGAGAACTTCATCCGTCATGCTGCCTCGGATAATCGGTATATCTTCCTCAAACCATACCTTCCCAGTTGACCCATCTAACGTCACCTTACAACCTTCATGGTACTGATGCCCATTAACAGTCACTACCTTATACAACTCATCAACCTCTAACTCCGTAGCACCTACTACGCAGGTCTTATTCATTCCCCTTGCTACTACTGCGGCGTGGGAAGTTAAGCCACCTGTAGAGGTTAAAACACCTACTGATGCATTCATCCCTAGCAAATCATTGGGGTCTGTTTCTTTACGAACCAGTATGCAATCACCTTTGCAATTGATTGCACTATCTGCGGATAGCATCATTTGTCCTACAACAACCCCTCCACCCGATGCAATTCCTACAGTGTTGGGGTTGAATATGCAGTTGGCCTCATCTATACGATCTTGCAATAATGAAAACAACTGGTCCCTCGTTAATCTTTTTACGACATCCTCAACCCCAATCAACTCCTCCTCCACCATATCATGTACTATCTTAAACGCTGCTTGCGATGCCCGTTTCCCACTCCTCGTTTGAAGCAGGTACAGTTTCCCATCCTGTACAGTGAACTCAATATCCTGCATATCCCGATAATGCTGCTCCAACTCCTCAACGCAATTGAACAAGTCTTTTGCAATGCCCTTGTTCCATACAGCCAAAGTGCCAATGTTCTCCGGGGTTCTGATACCTGCAACCACATCCTCCCCTTGAGCATTGACCAAATACTCTCCGGTTATTTCATTCTCCCCTGTACTGGGATTCCTACTAAACACAACGCCCGTACAGGACTTCTCATTCATGTTTCCAAACACCATTGATTGCACATTCACTGCTGTTCCCCAATCATCAGGGATTCCATACAGCATCCGGTAATCCTTAGCTCGTTGATTGTCCCATGAATCGAATACTGCCAGAATTGCTCCATGCAATTGATCCTCCATTTTATCGGGGAATATCAGGTTCTTAGAATCCAGTAGTTTTGCATACTGATCTAAAATAGCCTTTAATCCAGAAACAGGGATTTGGGTGTCTGAGTCAACACCATAAATCAACCTAACATTCTCCAAAATCTCCTCAAACTCCTCCATCGGTACATTCCATACTACCGAAGAATACATTTGAATCAACCGACGATAGGAGTCTAGCACCACCCTATCCCCAAGTTTCTTCATCCAATAATCGAGATTCTGGCTAGTCAATCCAATGTTCAGAATCGTGTCCATCATACCGGGCATTGATACTCTTGCCCCTGACCTTACACTCACCAGAGGCGTGTACCCATAGACTCCCTCCAAATACTTCATTCCACCCTGCACCTGCGCCCATACATATTGCAAATACTTAGCCCGTGCAAAGGCTACGGATGCAATCTTCTTGTACTTGACAGATACGATACATGGAATCGTAAACCCGGATGGAATCGGCATACCTATACTAGACATTTCTGCTAGGTTTGCTCCCTTTCCCCCTAATTCTTCCTTCATTACCGCTGATCCATCAGTACAAGAACCAAAGCGGTAAATCTTAAACTCCAACTCTTGAGCCTTCTTAACGATAACTGCCATGCCCTTGCTCCTTCTACATATAAATAATTAGGTACCCTTTAATTCTCTAGGGTACCTATTTATTTGTCAAATAGTATTTTGCTCCTTCACATTCTTTCCTACCCCATAATCTTGCTCATAATCCCCCATACTTCCATACGTAAATGTAGCAGAGTCTCATCATTATGAATCACCCAATCTTCCTGATGGACCTCCACACCCATTTCCGAGGAATGCTTACCAGCATTAACATCCGTACTTGCCCTAACAACATGAATAATATGCCCACCTTCCTTACGAATCCAATCAGTCTCCCTACCGTCGTAACGAACATCAGCTACTACATACAATCCTTCCCGGCTATTCCCCAACCACCTACTACAGTAATCATCCCTAATAGGATTCACCCAAATCTGATCACCATACAGAGGAACTAACAGATCATGCATTCTTGTCATGAGTTCACGAGGCGATGCTCCTAACCCCGGAATTACCTGTTCCTTCAAAGACTCTTCATAAAAATTCTGAATGGGTACAGTAAACATAGCAGCTAATCCGCACTTCAATGCATCAGCGTAATGCTTTACAACTACCTCTCTACTACTCAACTCCCTGTGGACATACTGAGCAATCAACATCGCTACAGTATCCTTACCACTACCTTTCTTCCCATGTACGCCAATAAGTTTCTTCATAACCCAACCCTCTTAATGATACAACGAGTGATACTACTTTCATCATAATTCAGCCTAGACTGCCTGAATACCCTATCAAAGATTACACATACTGGATACAACGGTTCAAAACTCTCCTCGTACCTCCTTGCTCCTCCCTCAATTCTATAATTGTAGGGAAACAACTGACTTCTCAAATCAGGCAAGTAATCTAAACACTCAAACTTGCCTCCATCATTGCGTACTACTGACATCATGTACCCACTATCCTTTACCCTCTGCACAACCACCTGCATATTATTGGAGAAGAACAGTTTACGACACCTTCTATACCCCTCCAAATCAATTACCACTCCCTCCTTAAATGGCTTTACGAGTAGACCAAACAGGTATCTATCATCGTCATCCACATAATAATTGATTTTCACTTCTTCTCCCCCAAATGCAGTTAATTGCAACCTAACCTAAATAATTCCACCCCCATTGGAAACACATCCACATCAACTTGAGATACAATCCAGTGATACAAGCTAGTCCAGCAGGCCCAACAACTATGAGCAGAACTGCACTAATTATGATACTCACCCTATCCCTTAGAATAACCGGCAAATTATCACTCATATTACACCTTCTTTGACTTGAACGTGATTTCAAACAACCCATTAACATCCACCCCTGTAGCGTCATCATAAAACGCCGGGTACTTGGATTCGACCAAACTATACACCTTGTTGAAAACTAACCGTATCTCCTCCTCTGCGTGGCGTGAAGTCCTTTGCTCAATCATATTACGTAATGCTCTGTGGTTATACGTAGCAAGGATATTCGTTGCTACACCATTCCCCACAATACGTCTAAATGCTGAGGTCAGTTCCTTCTTCTTCTGAAAGGCATCAACTCCTTTCAATCTTCCAATCCCAGAGACATCCACCATTCTCTGCAATATGTCTTCCTGATGCTTCACTGCTTCATCAAACAATGCAGCTAATTCCAAATTCTCCCTAATACATGAAGGCACCCAAAAATTCAATTCAGAATTACGTACAAATCTGCCACTGGTTTGACTGTAGGCTGCACCTACCCTGTGACGTACCAATTCATTTGCAAAGATTCTACTGACATCCTTAAAAGCTAATGACACAGTAACATGTTCTAGTACTGACCCATGCCCTGTAGCAATCAACCCTTCTTGAATGTACGTAAAATTATTTCTCGTCCCTGTAGCAGTCAGGTTTTCATTCAACGAAGTATCAAAGGACATATAACAATTACCTGACCAATGGCACTTCCCATTACGACGGACATACACAACACCATTCTGCGTTGTAACGCAATGCACTGTTCCTTGGTACTTTTCCAAATACATCTTAGATTTTTGGTTATTTACCTGTGCTACATCACGTATCTTTTTTCTAACAGTAAGTACTGGATAGTTTTCCCCAATACTACTAGAGATTGACCCGTGAAAACCTATTTTGGTCAGTATCTCCTGCGCTTGTCCCGCTAACTCATGGGAAACGGTGACTAATACCTCAGTCCCGTTTTCATACCTATGCCCATCAGTAGCTACAAGTATTGACCATATCTTCTCCAGAACACTTCGTGGAAGGTCAAGTACCCATCGTGGGAATTTCTTTATGCTTGACCCATGATTGCAATACTTTTCAAGATAATCAGCGATCTGCCTACTGTTTATACAAGCACGTTCAACCCCATTACGTTTATCACGATATGTTCCAATCGTCACCCCCAAATCAGCACACAGTTTGCGAACTTCTGGAACATGAGGCGTTCCATATACCGTAGCCCTCTTATTAGTTCCTGCCTCATTGATAGTCCCCTCAGTAACAAAGTACGCAATCAGGTAAGCAAAGGACTCCATCTGTTCCTGAGACAATTCTTTTGGCAGTGCAGTTACTTGCCACCTAACACCACAATCTTTACCAGTATGATTAGACTGCTTTTGTAGAAACTTACACCCTTCAAGCTTAACCTGCGAAGGGAAGTATCCCTTCCAATGACAGCCCCCTACCTTGAAGTCTAACCTTGACTCCACTGATTCACCGGCTACATAAAACGACCACTCTTTATCAGGCTCCCTAGCCCAAAACCTATGATCTTTAGTCACCTTGAAGTCTAGGTCACGCCCCTCAAAGCATACCAGTTCATCATTGTAATCATGGGTATGTACCTTAGATGGTACTTGCCATTCCACAATCTGGGTTTGTTTATTCAGTGTAAAAACCTCCTCCCCTTCATTCAACTCTGGAAACATAACCCAACCACGTTTGGTTAGTATTTCTGTTTCTGGATCAAAGCAGAGTTTCCCCGCTACTTCAACTAACACTTCTGCTGAATTAGAACTATCAGTAAACCATTCCGGGGTTCCAAACGATGTCAACAATTCGTTCAAACCTTGCGTATTCAATTCAGACTCACCTACTATAAAAACTTGCGGCTCTACAATTTTCATGTTCATCTCCTATTCCGATTGATCACCAAGTTCATACGCCAACCAAAGAGCTTTCTTTATGTCAATCTTCCTTAAAACAAAACTCTTCCTTATTTCCTCTAACTGATCTCCAATGGTCTGACCCGCCAAACTCTGAGTTCCAGAGTAGATTCTGGACTGCCACAAAACTAGCTTGTCAGTATGAGATTGCTTCGTGGTTGGCGTAACCTTCCCTGCCTTCCTATACCATCCTCGCCTAGCTCCTTCTGAAACTACAACACCCCATTTGTTACGCCAATTCAATGTGAATCCGGGCAACTGCGACTTCCGATACTCTGCCAACAAATCCCCACCTGTAAAGAATTCATTATCAGTTGCATACTTACTAATGAACTCCATAACAACAGGCTTCACAGTATCGTAAGAATCCACATAGCACTCCACAACCCCATCTGACTCGCTCATCTCAACCTCCAAACATAATAGAATTACTGATCAATCGGTTCCTGCGTTGCAAGTTCTTCTGCATCATAGTTCCGATTCAATGCATTCTGTGCATCAAACACCAAGTTCGGGTACCTTGTTTCCAACTTGGCGATATTGGCCCGAAGCACATCGTACATATCTAAATTGTACATGGCTGCTATATCCACCACAGAACCAATGTACTTGATCAACGGAGTATTGATTGCAACTACATCAATCTCCTTTCCATAAAACACCATCTTCTTTACAAAATCACAAAGTCTTGCAGCCCAAATAACCCCACGAATATCAGCAGGCAGGTATCCTAGCTCTACCGTGTGTTCCATCGTCCTATCCCTAGCCTGAGCAGCCACAATGATCTCCTGAATCTGCAACTCCATAAGTTCACATAAATTTGCGGCATACCACATACAATCACCCAACTCTAACTTCCTTGCCTGAATATCACCTCCTCCAATTTCAATAAACTCACCAATCTCACCTGACATTCCCATCGTACAATGCAGAATCATTCTAGTCTTAGAATCCTGCTTAATGGTACGAATCGCAAACTTCTGGTAATCCTCAATCTTGTCTAACATCTCATCTCTCACTCATACAGGTTGTTCGGATCGATTCCCAAGTCGGGCTATCCTGCTCTAAGATCATACTTTCTTCATCCTGAACTGAGATACCCCGTAGGTCTAAGTATACCAAGCTCCCATCCGTAAATCTAAAAATCTTCCAAACCAAGTCACCACTAGGAATTTTCCCATCTTCCTCCTTGTTGTACACCAAATACCCTTGATGCTTCTTACATGCCTCCAAAGCTATTCTTGGAGAAAAACCAACCCTTTCGACATCATCCATTACCTTTTGGGCAAGATTCATAAATCACCCCTACATATCCCTAGTATCACGGAGGCCGATAAAGGATGGATGCCGTGGCACATCCTTCATTCCTACTGCAAAGTACTTATACTTCACAATCTTTCCAATCATACTTTCCCTGTTCTTCCAATACTCCACCCTATCTGCCTCACTAAACCCTGTTCCAATTTCAAACATCCAACCACTCCCTACATCACGTACTTGAAAAGCCCCTAGACGACCACCCGGTACCTTATTCTCCATGTGGTGCGATCTTTCTGAATACCCCAACTTATTCGTTACTGCCTTGTTCTTGTTCTCCATCAATTCCACACACCCAGTAATTTCAGCCTCCGAATCCACAAACCTCTTCAACTTAACCATCCACCCCTGAGACACCGTAGAACGACCGTACTTGTACAGTCCTTTTGGATGCCTTATCACAACCCCTTCATAACCCATCTCAATTGTCATCTCCTCGTACTTCACCAATTCAATGACATTCTTCACCAAAACTTGCTCTAGCAAAACAATGTCAGGGTGATCTAAATACTGCACCCTATTTTTCAACCTAGCTAACCTATCCACAAAGGAATCAGTTGGGATGGTCATGTCATCGAATACGTAGTACTTCGGCTTTGGCATCCCTTCATGAGTCATCAAAGCTGAGTTCGTCTTCCGGTAAGAATTCGGAGCCGTTGGCGAACCCAAAATGAACTCACCATCCAATCCAGTCAATTCACCGCTAGAGAACGTGTGCCTCACATAATTGTTCGGTATTGGTTTCAAGGTTCTCGTGAGGGCATTGGCCTCATGGATAATCCCCCTGATACCATCCAGCTTCGGAGACACAAAGGCTGGATACATGATTTCCTCAACCTTCACTGCGGCGGCTAACATTGGTCTTACGTTTTGAGCCATCTTACCCTCCTGAACTAAATGAAATTAACTGCACAGTTATACTACTAAAATCCAACTTATTTGTCAATTATTTGTTTCAACACCTCCTCACCTAAGTCAGTTATATCATACATTGGAGAAAACTCCCCATCCTCCTCAGTCAGTATCACCAATCCTTTCTTCACCAACTTATTCAATGTCCTTGTCCCCGGCGTTATCAACTCCCCAAAAATTCCTAACTTCTGCGGTCCCTCAACATGATATGCACAAACCCCACCACGCCACTTCAACCACCTTAACGACGCTAACTCTGTTTGACCTAGCTCAATCTTCATAATCTACACCTTCATACCAAACTATCGCAGGCAACGTAAACAGTGGACTAGGATCACCATTCACATACCCATCTAATACCCCAGAATATCCCATGTGGGCTTGCCAACTTTCCATAAAGTCCATTCTAATCGGTATCCCCAAATACTCAATTCTAGGATTGGTCTGAGACTTCCACATCGTCGGGTCTACCACATCACCATCTTTAGTACTACACCACCCATGCCCCATCGGATACACTACCCCACCCTCTGTCATAAACAAAACAACTCCTTCGCAATACACCAAATCAGTATCCTTAGCCAACTTCATTGCCCCATCATAGCAACGGTCATTGGTTACGTAATCCATATACTGCTGTGGGTAACTCTTACTATGCTTAAACTGAATCCCCCACTCATCTAGCAATTTCTCATAACTGCTCATCCTAGCTAACTCACACTCCAAATCTATCAAGATAATTGCACCACTTACCACAATTTCCTGATACCTACTGTAATCATGCGTAATCATTTTTCTCACTCCTCATTATCAATCTGTTGAATCATCATTGCGTTGTAGGCCATCGTTCTTACCAACTCCACCCCCTTACCCTTGTAAATACTAAAAAACTTCACCTTGTACAACTCAATCACAAACTTAGCATCACCCTCTGTCAACATATCGAACAAATCCACCTTACTAATCGGTTGACTATGTGAAGCCACAAACTGCTCTACCACATACTTCTTCCATTTATCCTTAATCCTACCCCTACATAACTCAGTCGCCTGTGCCGCAGTAGCCAAGGCCAACAAGTAATCACAAAAATCCTGAAACTCCCAGTACATGAACGGTTCCCAAATTTCAACACCTTCCACTCCTAATACTCCATTATGGTTCTCACCTACTAACCTATCAAACAGGGCTATCCGATCCAAGGCGTCACAATCCTCTGCACACGTCAATTGATCAATAGCAAAGATTTTCCACTTGTTCTTCAACATCACATCAGACATACATTTATCTCCCAGAAAAGTTACGGGGGCCGAAGCCCCCTAATGGTTACATCACAAGATCGGCTGAGTACACCTTAAAGTAGGTGGTCACAGGCATCCGAGCAAAATACTCATCAGCGATTCCTACCTTCGGCGGATCGTCTACGAACTTCCTACTCCAATTATCCGTAGCAATTGTGTTACGCCATTTCTCAGCATCCTCCTCCTGACAAAATACCCTAACTAATGGTACTCCATCATTTACAAAAAATGCTACAAAAGTGCCTCCACCAAATGAAGTCACATATTCCGTCACCCTGACGCCACAATCTTCCCTAACCCCTTGTATCAGCCTATCAATCTGCTGATGGACTGACGGAACAAGAGCATCATTACTAACCTTATTTGAAACGTAATCTGTTACGTAATCTCCATTTTTCATGGAATCAACAACGTGTTTCGGTACGTAATTGATACGTAAACACAGACTCAACTGATAATCACCTAGCTTCATATCATCCAGAGCTAATGGTGTCTTGGCGAGTCCAGCCTCCCAACCCACACCCCAACCTGCATCAGGCACTACAAATAACGGTACACTTTCAGACATGTTACACCTCGTACAAGTTACGATTACAAATTAGACATCCAACGACTGTACACTCGGTACTCTGGATGCCTCCTCAACCACTCCTCCATCTCCCTGATGGTATCGAACACCTCATGCCACGATTGCATCCCTTCATTCACACCAAACACATGCCACCTTCTCGCTTTCCCTGCATCACTAACTACTCTCTGTGGAGTTCTCATAATAATCCTCTGTTTTGGCTCTGAAAAACCTGATTTTAGACTGATTCCAACTGAAGATATAGGGGAGTATGCCTCACCAAAAATAATCATTTTTTACCTCTATGTTCATATACTCTATGATCCTCAACAAACTAATCTCCGCCTAACAATCTAGGCGGAGGATTTTCGAGATCAAGCCTTACATTTCATGTTCTAACACCGGCTGCCGAAGCTCATGCTCAATCTTCGCCATCTTCACTTCGGTCACATCATCTAGCTTTGCATTTAGGCCAGCCTCAACCATTCCAACTGCTTCAACAAACCCTAGCTGACGCAAATGCTTACAGGGCTTCCGACCCCCACCCTTCTGATAAATCCAAGCGGGGCAACTGCACCGCCCATACGTCAAGTCCACTCGATACACCTTACTACTGGTCATCGAGTTCACTTCAACCACTACTGGCTTACCATCTCGACCCAATTTGGCCGGGAACATCGGAGAGGTGGCGTAAACTTTCATTTTCTTGCTCCTTCAGCTCTTCATTAAAAATTATTTACTACACTTCTAGTCTCTTCTGTGGCATATAATTTGTCAAATTTTATTTTAACTCTCAAAATGACCACTACAATCTCAGCAACCCTGCGGTAGCTGCTTGAACGAGTTGAATGTGGGGTATAGTGGGTCGTTTTCATTTGTACCACACCCTCCTCTGCAATTAACTGCAATTCCAACACTCAAACAAACACCCCGCCGAAGCGGGGCTAGTTCCTACTTACATGCCATTACACTTACACATCCCTCGTTTCTCCATTTTCTCCGTCAAATACGGAATCAACTCCGGGGCTTCCACCATGTAATGCAACTTCGAGTTCTTGAACTCGTAGAAGGCCACTACTGCCTTCCCCTTGTTCCCCACATGCTCCAACACCTTCTCCGCCGTCATTTTGGACTGGTACACTACCACATCATTAAGCTGCTTCTTACTCATGGCCTGCTCCTTCAAAGTTGGGTGAATGTGGTGTTAGCCACAATCTATACTCTCAACTAGGCCAAATTATTTGTCAAACTGTAAATACTACACAAACAAAACCCGCCCGAAGGCGGGTGTGGAGGGGAGAATTATTCAACCAATTCCAAATACCAAGCATCTTCAATATGCTTCAACCATGTTTCCAAATGCTCGCCCTGACGAACCGGGATGTAAACCAATTTTTTCCTGCCGAACAACTCCTGAATTTTCAAAACCCTGAAATCTCCTCCGAGCCTTGCTGCCTGCTTCACTGCTGCGGATTCAGAAGTCGTTTTCGTTCCCTGCAAAGTGGCGATGTTATTCATGATGCTTCTCCGTAGACGAAGGCGACCCAATATAGGGGATGCCAAATTTTGAAAGAGGGGAAAGAATTTTGTGGAGAAATATCCACAATTACTACTCTCAACTAGATCAAATAATTTGTCAAACCATACCTTCACAAATAAAAAACCCGCCGAGGCGGGGCTGGTGGTCAAGTTTTAGGCAAAGTTTCGATGGGCGGCGTAGGTCGGAGTCGTTTTGATCGTGGCCCATTCCCCATCAACCTTGACTACGTGAACCCTGCTGGCTGCCAACCGAATCCGATTGCCCTGCGGGTCTGCCGTTTTCAGGTATTTCAAACCCTGATACCCGAAGTAGGGGATTGTCAACTCCTTCGTATATCCGGGTTTCATTCCAAACGGGGCCAATTCCGGTTTGGCGACCATTTCCGGTTCCGGATCAGTCGTTTCAGTCGTTTCAGTCGTTTCAGCCGATTCCGTTTCCGTTTCAGCCGATTCAGTCGTTTCAACCGTATCAACCGTTTCCGGTTCCGAAGCCGTTTCAAGCAATCCGACTATTTCCTCCAGCAAGGCTTCCGATTCAGTCGAAGCCTCCTCCGGGTCCGTGTCAATCTGTTCAAACGACCCGTTGACATGGATGCTCAATTCCTGCGGTTCCGGTTCCGAAACCGTTTCCGGTGCCGATTCCAGTTCAACCGATTCCAATTCCGATTCAGTCGAACCGAGGAGGTCGAATTCCTCCGTGGTCAAAACCATCCACCGTCCATCCACCTCAAGGGCCAGATGCTCGATTCCGGTTTTCTTCGTTTTGGCGGTGGCGGCCTTCTCAGCGGAGTTGGCATTTTGGTACGTTTTCGTGGTCGTGGTCTTCATTTTGCTGCTCCTTCATCTCTTCATTGGGGAGGAAAATTTTGTGGGGAGTTTTTTGCCCACGATTACTATCTTCTAACAGGTGACTTACGGGGTCAAATGTTTTTTCATCTCCCAAACAAAAAATTTTTCAACTCAAATCCTCATACAAACACAACGCACGTACATACGGACATTCGATCACATCAACCTGCTGAGCCTGCAACTGAGCCTAAGCCTGACCAACCCCTCCACCACGAAAACACCACAAAACAACTTCTCCTCCACTGCTCCTCCACGAGGTCTGAAAAAATGTGAGGAAAATTAAACTTTTACTGACGACTGTAGACTCCTGAATGCTGTTTGATGTGGGGTATGATAGGAAGTAAGCAGTAGAAATCAGGTAAATCACCTCCTCCTACTGCTCCTGCCTCCACCAACTGCAATTAACTGCAACGACTACAGCGCCCTGCTCCTCCGATCTGCTCCATCAACCTCACCCTTCTCCCAGACATCCACATCAGACGTTACTACACAGGCGGGTGACTCACCCTTCCTGCTCACCTCCTCAGCCTTACTCCATCCCTTACTACTTACGGTCTTGGATGGTCTTGGCTTCGTAGACTCTACAACCTTGCCCATGTCAAACTTCCCATCATCAACAGCCTTAACTCGTTTCTTACGGGCTGCATCATACCCTCTCCTCCATTCAACAGCCTTCTCCGTTTGCTTTCCGTATGGTGCTGCTTTCGGCTCACCTCTAACACAAGCCTTGTAGCCCTTGTTGTAAATACTCTTCAAAAGAGTGACATCAAGATCAGACATTCAAGTTCTCCTAAATAAATCGTAATGAATCGTAACCTCAAATTTTGAATCGTAATCTAAAATTTGGGAATCGTAACCTCAAAATTTGAATCGTAAATTTTGCTGTCACCCATACACCCCAAATAGTTACGTCAAAATAGTAGACATAAAATATCGTAATTCTCAAAAAACCTCTAAAACCTCTAAAACCTCTAAAAATCTCTAAAACCTCAAAAATCCTCTAAATCATCTTCAAAAAATAAGACAAATACCTATTTTACCAGATATTTGTCTTAAAATTTCAACATGATGGTCTAACTAACAGACTAACTCACTTGACTTAATCAGCCTCTCCCATTTTCTCCCTAGACTCTTCCAGTACTTCTCAGCATCAGAGTGGGGATACTCATCTACAAACACGATACGAATGGCCGATGTCGCAGCTAACATCTTTACACAGTGCATACATGGCGATGTCGTGCAGTACACCGTATGAATACTGTCAGGGAACTTACACTGAATTAGGGCATTTTGCTCAGCATGAATGGCCTGACATAACTCAAGTCCTTGCCCACTAGCTTGTCCTACACCGGGACAACCATAGTCAATACAGTGGTCCACACCTGCCGGAGTTCCGTTGTATCCAGTCGCTAAAACACGACCTAGACTATCTAAAAACACGGCTCCCGTCTGTCTACGTCTACAGGTTCCTAGCAAGGAAATGACCTCTGCAACCTGACACCAGACTCTATCCTTTAGCACTCTCCTGTACTCCACCTTATGCTCAGCATTCATCCCACACCTCTCTACTCAAGTTCCTTATCTCCTGTAATTCCGATAAGGCATTTCGTCTCTGCAATATCCCATTCTTCGGAATGTCCTTGTACAGCAACTTTCTCAATTCAATTGTGACCTCCACAATCTTATCTCGTTGGAACCCATGTGCCTTCAGCATTAACTTCTGAATATGCTCTTCTATCTTACGATGATCATCAGCCAGTATCGTAACAGTAGAAGACTCTTTCTTACAGTGCAAGCATTTGATGGTTCTATGCTCAGCGACCCCAAATCCAATAGTCAGTACACTACAATTCTTACTGCAACTAGGGCATACGACTTTCTGACTCATGGCACCAATTCCAAATATCTGTCACAGAAGAACAACGTCGGCCAATCAACATGCCTCACCACATCCATTTGTACTGCAACAACCCCATGCCATTCTCCTATCACCTTAAACTCCCTTGCGGCCTCCCACACCCTTTTCACCGTACCCACATCCCCTAACTTCCAGATGGTCGTCCAAGGATACGGAGGCAAAGTCACCATCACCCTTTGACCTTCTGCAAACCTAGCATACTTCCCTACAGGCTTGTCCTCCAAAAAACCCACATCCTCCAATACCGAAGCATCTACCGTAATGTTTTCCAACTCCTCTGCAACTAATTGCACTGGGTTCACAACCTTCTGTGCTTTCTTGATCAATATCGCCATCGTACTCTCCTCGCTTCTTATCAATAATCAATTCAAGGTCATACATGCTCACATCAACATCCGTGATAAAAATCCTACGAGTTTTACACAGTGGATCGTCCTTATTGATCGGTATTAGCTCCAACCGCCATTGGTACTTCACATCCTTTACCAATGGCTTGTAGATGCAATACACCAAAAAAGTCTCCTCTCCCCAATTGCCCACCAGCTTTATCACATCACCTACATCACACGGAATCATCATTTCTTGCTCACCAAAGTTACCTTCAAATCTTCCGCCTGTTCTTCATCGAATGAAACAGTGCGCTTCGTTACCTCCCCATTCTTAGCTATTGCATAGCACACCACCTCCCAACGATTACTTCCCCCAAAGAATTTCGGAGCCACAATTTCTTGCACCACCAAACCAATCAACCCCAGTCCTCTATTGGTCTTCAACTTCATTCCGGGGACATACGGGCAATGATGCTTCGCCAACCATAGCTCCTTCTCCTCCATCTCCACCTTCAATTGAGCAATCTTGCTCTTGATATTCTCCCAATCCCTAAACTGGTACCCTCCCATATCAAACCTTGCTTCCGGCTCCTCCAATCCTATCTCCTTAGCTATCTCATCCACCTCTGCCTGCAACTCCTCAGAAATCTGTGGACTAATTCCAATGTTCACCAATTCCTGCACAATCACCTCACCATTGATGGTAATCGAGGATTTCACCCCTTCCTCTAACTTAGCTTTCTTGATTGCAACGGCCATTCGATACCTCCAGTATTAACTATAAGGAAATTTATACACAGTATTCTACTACTGTGCATAGTATTTGTCAAACTACACCTAACAGAAAAACAGAACTCTACACACCCTTTACTTCAGGTTGTTTCCCCACCGCCAAACTCAATGTTGCAGGAATCTTCATCAACGGAATACCATACATCGCCCAAATCTCCCGTCGAACAGTCAACCCATACACCACACCTGCCAAGGCATCTGCCACATCCTTGCTGTTATGAACAAACGGCCCATTTGCCAATTTGAAATTTTCTGTCCCCTGTACAGTCAAATCATAAACAGGTACAGGTTTTTCCAATAGGATACGTCTTACTGCTTTAACTCTCATGATCTAACTCCAATCGTTTAGCTATCGCCAATTCTTCAGTTTCAAACCACCCATAATGCTTCTTGTTCTTAACCACTCTCCATTTAGCTACTGCTTTTCTCCCCTTCAAATAAGACACCCCCACCACTTTAGAAGTCCGTTCTCCTACATTTCGTGGTGGCAAGCACTCCACTGACTCAGGTAATTCATTAGGATCAAAATTCAAAACAGCAAACTTCCCACGAACTTTTAGAGCTTCAATATCCCTTGCTTGAGCCGCTAACTCTGCGGTTCGATAATACCCAATGACTTTTTGACCCACTCTAGCACAAAATACATTCTCACTTTCTTTCTTCACCCCACGATACCCAGTATTTGATGGTTGCTTATCAGCATTCCAACAGTTCTGCGTATGACTTGCTAATCGAAGATTATTACGTTGATTATCTAACTTATCCCGATTTATATGATCCACCTGTTCTTCAGGGAATCCCATAATCAATCGGTGCATACTGATTCCCTTCTGAACAATTCCAGTCTTCTTACTCCCAGAGATGTGAATCATTGTTACTGCATACCCTGTACTACTCAAGTACCAAGTATACTTTGCAACTAATTGCACATCCTCATCATCCACCAAAGCAAACTTCTCTTTCCCAATCAACCCACCTAACGGAACTTTCTTCATTGAGACATCCTCTTGTGTGTAATCCTTACTATACAGGAGGATGCTCACTAGATCAAGCCCGAAGGTCATCCCCTGCTTTCAAATCTTCTGCGGCCACATACTCCCCATTCATCATTAAAAACGGGTGGTCAGGGGTAAATTGGAACACTTCTCCATTTTCCATTTCAACCTCCACTAGCTCAGTGACGTACTTAGTGACATGCGGCCTAAACGCCCACTTATCACAAACTTTCTGATGCTCCTCATCCCATGATTTGACCTTATGATAAATTCCTGCCTCCCAATCATTTGCCAAACTCCCCATAGACCTAGCCACACCATCTGAGCAGTCTACAGGTGTATCTTCACGAGCGCATCCATGTACGGGATGATCAATTTTCCCCCTCTTCACATCCTTTTCCAGTGAGATTAACTCAGTCACCAATTTCGGATGGTACGGAATGTTAATTCGATCCTCATACAACGCATTCTTCAAAAAATCATACGGGGTCATCGTAGCATCCATACTCTGCCGTCCTACCACATACCCTGATTGTCGTAACAACTGAATCGAATCCGTACTCTGATACTGGTCAAACGTCACCCACCGAATACCCAACCCTACTTTCGACATCATGTAAATCAGTTCACGAATCCGATGAAAGATAATCTCCCCACCTTTCGGCGGCTTAATCTCCAACACCCCATCTACCCATATCTGAGGCATATAATCCCCTTCGGTTTCCTTCACATCCTTTTGAATCATCTTGAATCCACAAACATGTCCAATCACCAATCCTGCCGAATCCCCACTCACCGCCAAATCCACATGAATAAACCTCGGAATGGAGGGGTTGATCACCTGCCCCATCTCAAACTCCACAAACGTCGAATGAAAGTCCACCCAGTCCCTTGTAAACGGAATGTTCACCCTCCTCATAGCATCCATCACCTTGTCCCGATTGACGATAAAAGGATAGGTCGCCAACGTACTCACTCCTGCCACATCCCGTAGCGCATTCATCATATCCATCTCAAACTCCATCCGATACTCCTCCGGTATCTTCATCACCAAATGAGCATCCGCCTTGCTCACCACCTCCCCTTCCTCCAAAATTCTAGGCTTATGCGACTCATCACCAATAAACAAATCAAACCACTTCCCAGAAAAACTCCCTCTAGGCTTGATGTCCCATGTCCGTTTGTCGTACACATAAATACTACTCTTCCCAAACATCTCAACTTCCCGTTCTGCCTCCTCCTGTTTCTTATCGGTAAACTGTCCGGGGTACCGTTTCGACGACACCAAGCACAACAATCCGGGCAACTTCCCTTGCACCATAAACCGTGACTTTCTCCGTCTAGCAATCGTATTGTACAAAGCTATGGCCTGATCATACATCCCACCATCCGCACTCGACTTGCTTCCCTCCACCAACGCCATGAAGTTCATCTCATCAATCATCCCTCCAATGACGTTCTGACCAATCGCACCCGTTTCAGACCCAGAAACAGGCTTCACAATGATGCGATTCGGAAACCTCATTTCTGAAGCAATTTCTTTATTAAACGGAAACTGCTCTTTGAAATAAGGAGACTTCTCCAACATACTCCTAAACCGATCATAGTCCACTGATTTTGCCAACCGAGCATTGATGCTCTGGAAGATAAAAATGATCTCCGAACTAGGGTCCAAATCAAACAACGTATGTGGAGAAGCATAACAGGACAACAAATACAACTGATACGCAATGCTATACAAAGCAATGGTACTTTTCGCTGTCCCAATCGCCCCTGTTAAAACTACCTCCTGATAGTTCCCAGAGTTAATCTCAATCAAACAATCCAACACTTTAGGGTAAATCACCCCCTTAGCATCCATAAAATACCGATCTTCAATAAACGTCTTCACCGAAGCCGGTTGATGCAACAACCACTTCCCTTTCTCTTTGTCAACATACTTCGCCCTCTCCCCAATAGCATTGAGCATAGCATCCTTTACCATTGCAGTCATATACTTAGCCTGCAAGAACAACCCCATCGCACTCATTGCAGATAACGAATCACTCACCACCCTCCCCATCTCATTCCCAAACTCACTCTCAAAAAACATCCTCCCATTTTGAATCACCTCAAGGTACACCTCATCAGACAAATTAGGAGCCACCACCCACTCATCCAACAAATCCTCAGTGATAGGCTTGTCCGACAAATCCTCTGACACATCCGGTTCATCCGACATATCAGAAGAACTCCGCAATCCCAACCGAGCATACTCCTCAAAATGCATATCTGAAGCATGATGATTAGAAGACTCCGAATCTTGAGCATCCGTGGTCTTTCCTAATGGTCTTACCACCCCATTCTTAATAACCTTAATCATTGATCTCACCCTCAATAATCTCTGCCTCCCTCCCATTCTGATTCCCCAAAGCTCTCCGATTCAAAATATCAAAGAAACTCCGAGCCGCATCCTCAATCTTACTTCTTTGTTCAGTCCCAACAATTACACTGGTCTGTCCCTCCGACTCAACAGTGAGTGTCCTACCCATATCATCCGTAATTTTCGTAATCCCAGAGATGGATTTTCTCATGTACCCCAAATCGAATTGCAGAGTGGCATATTGTTGCAACAGTCCAGCCAATACCTTAATTTCAGCATTAGCAGAGTTGAACAACATCGGCATGTCTTTCTCCCGATTGAGTATCTTCGCCAATCTTAACTTTTGGCTCCCAATCAATTCAGCCAACTCCTCCATTACGTCATATTGTTTCGACACCTTATCTAACAGCTTTATCTTTGAATCCTCTTTCAACTGTTCGGTACGGATCAACGCTTGCTTATCCACAACCTCCCATTTGAATCTGTACAAATACTGCTCCAGAGTCACCTTCTTCACGTCCTTAAAGTGGCCCATGTCTATCAGATTAGCCGCTATATCTGGTACAGCCTTTCCCTGATAGAACATGTCCATTAACAACACCCTGTCTTCCGCAGGCAACGCATCTATCTTCTTAAACTTCCGACCAACCACCGCCCCCGCGATTTCCAGTACATTCTTGCTTTCCACCGCAGGACGAACCACACCCACCTTTCCACCTCTATCACTACCTTTACTGATCACTTTACCACTCATATCACACCTCCTAATTGACAAACACATTTCACATCGAAAATCACCCAACATTATTGAAATCTTTGATGGTCAAACTGATTTCCAAAAAATTCTCCACCGTCATTTCACTACTGGTCAAACTACAAAAATCTCCCACCGTCTCATTCTCCTATTTTGTCAAACTATTTTCCAAAAATTTTCTCCGGCGTCATACCATTATTTGTCAAACTGTTTCCAAATTTTTTCTCCACCGTCATACATGATGGGCAAAATACCGAGAAGCTCTGACTTCCAAGATTTCGCCTGCTCAGTGCAATTGATTGCAGACAGACTGATCACCTTACTCAACTATACGTAACACCGTACATGATACTACCTACTACGTATTACAGGTATACATAAATCTTCCTCACTACACTACCCACTACTCTGCCTCTACTTCACTACTCTTGCTCAATCATTCAAACAATCAAACATTCAATCAAACATTCAAACATTCATTCAATCATTCATACATATCATACATATATAATCATACATTCTATCTACTATCTAGCATTCTATCTACTAGCATTCTACTTCACTACACTACTTCACTACTCTAACTATCTACTTCACTACTCTATCTTCTATCTACTATCTTCTACTTCTATCTTCTACTATCTTTCTATCTTTCTAACTATTCTACTAACTATCTAACTATCTAACTATCTACTACTATCTATCTATTCTTCTATCTTTCTCTATATGCCACTATATGTCTCTATATAACACTACATATCACTACATATAACACTGTATATAGCTCTCTATATATAGCTCTCTATATAGTCTCTACTATCTACTACATATCTACATACCTCCCACGTTCTATCTTTCTACTATCTTTCTACTAGCATTCTATCTTCTATCTATCTTCTATCTATCATTCTACTACTTCTATCTACTATCTACGACTATCTTTCTTCTATCTTTCTTCTAACTATCTACATTCTATGTCTAGTCTATCTTCTATCTAGTGCCATTCAGTACATCATCTATTCTATCTTCATGCATCTCTCTATATATAACTCTCAGTATATAACTCTCAGTATATAGCACTTCTATCAATCTTTTGCCCAACTATCAATTCTCAAAAACTGTGAGCTACGTAAAATCTGTCAGACCTACAGGGTAATCCTCCACCAGATTTCACCTACAATCACCTGTTGCAACTAATTGCACTGACCTTCTCAATCAACTCAAACATTCTTAACCTACTTAACATCGTTTCAACGTCACCATTCATTAACGTCATAGCCCTACTACATCACTAGCCTACTACATAACTATAGTGCTACGTATCTACCCTTCTACTAAGTGTCATAGTAATCTACATTACAGCATTTCATCTGTGCGTCACATATAACATACATAACTTTTTCACCAAAACCCATTTTCTAACATTGACAAATACTTTCTCTACCTTCTACATTTCTATCTCAAAACCCCGGCTTTTTTGCCTCTCTCATATATAGCACTTCTGTAGAAACGCCATAGAGCAGTTTGCGTTCTAGCAAAATGTGCTACATTCATAATACACTAGGGAGTCATAGTACTCTAGGACATGCGTTTTCTGAGACGTTCTGAAAAACATACATACCAGAGAAGTCACATAACCAAGATGTCACTTCCCTATGCGTTTCTCAGCAACTTCAAGGTCGTGTTTCTAACTTTTCTAAGGGGTCCAGACAGACGAAAATCGTTTATCTACTTCCCAGAGGTGTTACGAAAACTTCTACCCCAGAGACACCAGATAAACGATTTTTGGTACAAGTGCAGGGGGTCGAGTTACATTTCGTCTAACTGCTGCAACGTAGCGAAATAATCCTCAGTCATCACCCGTCCTTCAGGAGCTTCAGTGATGGTTACTACAGGCAGTTTCTCGAATTCTTCTACGAACTCAGAGCCATCCAATGCGTCTTCTGACGCCATTTTCACCAACAAAGCAATGGCCTTATCTACAGTTCGTTGATTCTTGACACACCAATCACTGAACTTCAAGAACTCCTTTTTCTGATGCTTCTCCATGCGTATCCATATATGGTCCTGCCCGCCAAAATCGAAAATCATAAAGCCCCAAGGCACCGTATCTCCATAGGTCGTAAACAGACGATTCAGCACAATAGCCAAATCATCAATGGTCTTTATCTCCTTGGAAGCGTCAATAAACTGTTGCTTCATTTCTACAGGGAGTGAAGCGGCAGTCGAGGCTATGAGCTTCTTGAACTCCTCTTCCTTAGCGAAACCGAACATCTCTGCGGCCAGTTCTTCAGTGTACCGACCCTGCACCTGATGGTACAAATTCATAAACTTCTTCGGGTCCATCCTGCCATGAATTACGTTATGACGTACCATCTGGAACCTTTCCATGTCTTCATCGAACTCTGGGTCACAGATGATGGTACATGGCACTTCTTCAAATCCTATGAGCTTCGCTACCTCCCACCGATGATGGCCTCCCACAATCTTGTACGTGCAATTAGCTGCACCAGCCACCCCGTTTAATGGTCGAACCAGTATCGGGTCAGTGATTCCCATCCTTTCTACGTTGTCATAGAGCAAATTGAACTCTTGCTCAGACATGACATTCGGGTTCTCCTCATTCGGAACGAGCCGATTCACATCTACATCTATGCGAAGCAGCTTAGCCTTGTCGCCCACTACAGCTTGTTCCAGTTCCTCCTCTGGCGACCCTGCTGGTATAT